CAAAACCTTGCTGGACCAAGCAACGCGTATGAATGTTTTGAACCTGTTTCTTTGCCTGTTCCGTTGAGTCCAAAAGAGTGCCAAAAGGAGAAATTGACCTACACGTCTCCCATTTCGTTGGAAGGTGAAAGGATAAAGGTTGCACCAGAGGTTACAAATGTTGCAATATCCGTTCCCTTGGGAAAAATTATGACTGAACCGATTGGGCAAACCTGTTCGAAACGGCAGAGAAGAGCTTTATCTGCAGAAACAGTGCGCAAACTGAGGGCTTGTGGTGAGGAAGAGACGAATATTCGGCGTTGGAGCATGGGCATGAAAAATCTTGAGAATGTGGATACCACAGAGTTAACTGGAACTGAAACGCATGACCCATCGATTGGAGGGCATTGCGACTCAAGATTGGTATAATAATGTTACGGAGGAGCAGGGGGAATTATGGAATACATATTGGCACTCCTTCCCTGCCCCTATGAAATATTTATTGACCATACGCCCTTCGATCTATTTTTCAAGCGCTGGAATCGGTGCCCATGATCTGCCAATGTATGCGCAAAAATTCGCCACTGCTTGGCAAAATTGCCCAAAATTTTGCCCCCAAGGAGCAGGTTTGTGTGTGCTGGGTTGGGATGGCTTGAGTCGAGAAATGGAAGTTCGTAATGATATTTTACGTCATGGAATGTTGGATAAAGTTGAACCTGGACAAGCTTTCCCTCGGAAAAGAATGGTGCGTTACGTTGTCGGACCCGCTCCGCATGCGAACAAGTTTGGATTTTTCTACAATGAGTTGTGGACACCGGACCATTATGATGAGCTCTATTCGAAAGGTTTTGTTCCGAAAAATGTTTTTGGAGAGTTTTGCATTTATGAACGTGTGGCCTGCAGTTCCTCAAATCGAAATTTGTTGCATTGGACTATTCCCTCCCGGTTTACTTTCGAAGAAGTTGATAAGAACTTGGTCTTGGCGAATTGGTGGCATTTTAACAAACTTTCAAAGTCTATTGTAATTGTTGATTCCTGGATCCCAA